AATGAGGTCTGCCTTCTCACCATTAGCTAAGCGGCCGCGTAAGGTATGAGTTCTCATCTCTTTCCACCGCGCTTTGCTTCTTTGTGAGCTAACTTGACGAGCTTCTTGTGGTTGATACCCTTACGCATCTTACCACTCTTGAGGGTGTGCTTGCGTCGGAGACGCTTGTATGCTGCACCATATCGACGAGAATAAGCAGATACCTTACGCTTCTTTGGTTTCTCAGGTTCTTCAGCTGAAGCATTCATCAACTCCAGAAGTGGAGCAATCTGTGGATTCTGCATGATCAGCAATTGCATTAGTATGTCTTTGTCCATGTTCATCTACTCCTTTTGTCTTTTACAATCTGCATTGCAAGTGCAATGGAGGTGGCAGTCGCTCTAATCTGCACGTCAGAACTGGAAACAGCCACAGCAAGTGCGGCGTTCCGCAATGCAGTGTCTCCACGACTAGAGCAACCGCCATGTGAGCATTCTTTGTCATGATCCTGACAAGCCTTGTCAAGAGCATCAATTGGAGCAACTTCTGAATATAGGAAGTAGTCCTTTGCAGGAACATTCAATCCATGTGTCCAATTAGGACCGCAGTAGTTACCGTGAATCTTCATTGTATCACCCTCATTGTTGTGAGAGTGCGAGAGCCATAGCAGCAGATGAGGAAAGTGTTTCAACAGTGCATTCTAAAACTATTCCGCACTGTGCAAGTCCTTCACTGGAAGCATCAGTTGAGTCAACACCAAGATAGATCTGTTCAACGCCTACTAGGTATCCTTGTGTCCAATGTTGTGGAGCAATGTCCATTGTCTCAAAGATGAATGGACTTGTTACACCTGCGTTACCCATGATGGTGGATAATTTACCGCTTGAGATAACTGATTTGTCTGTGCAATCAACCATTGCAGCTTGAGATTGAGTAGTCAATTGAAATGCGCAATTCTCTGCTGACCCTGCTGATGGTGCAAGAACGTCCAAAGGAGCGCCCCATTGAACCGAGATGTTGTGAATTCGTAGGACAGATTTGCCCAATGCATCCACATAAGCTCCTAGATCAATAGAAGATTGTGTGTAAGTCGTACCGTTATAGTCTGTTTTTGCTCGGATAAAGAAACTGTCTGTCTTAGCCATAATCTATCATGATAGGTAGGTAGTTTATAGTATATGCTGACACTGTCCTTGAACATCTATACTGATGTATGTTCGGAATTGGGACGTAGTCCCCCGAATCTATACATTTTCGATACTTCTACCCCTCCAATATATATATAGCCGCTACTTCGGGCTATATATGTGTGTCATCTGTAACTCATGTGGGGCGGTTTTTGGCTGCCCAAATCAAACCGCCGAGCATCTAACCACCGTTGTTGATGGTGAAAAAGTCAGTTTTATGACAACTGGCTGTCCGATCAACATCAAACTTGTATCTAATTGTCAGAGGTGTGAGTGATGAATTGCCCATTTTGTGGTGTGGATTATAACGATAAGATGGGTACTTTCTATTATTTCTTTGAATGTGGTAATGCCTATGATGCTTTGAACGATATGTGGGCTGACAATTGTTGCTCTCAACCGGAGATGGTTGGATGAAGATTACTAGAGCTTATACTGTAGATCGTGAAACCATTGAGATTCTCAAGAAGAAGTCTAACAAATCACAATATGTTTGTCGTGCAGTGAAAAGATTGCACGTCAATGAAGGCGAACTTCGTCTGTATGAGATACCTGTTGGTGAATTATTGCAGCACTGCGCGGGGAGAGGCGCTTGTCCTCAACACATAGTCGCTGTGATCCGTGAATATTATGAAATGGATATTTAAATCCACAAGTAAGCCATCATTACATAATCCGCCACAGTTGCTCCAGCAACCGTGACCAATGTAGCAATTGAAAGAAAGATGTTGAACTTCATCAGAGATTCTAATGATGTTTCTTTCTCTTCTTTCTTTTCTTGACGATCCATAAGCCATTGAGCGAATCGCTCTGTCTTAGTTTGCTTTACTACTTCTTCTTCATCAGTTATCGAGGTCATCTTGTTGTCTCTCCTTGATTAGTGCGAGGATTGCTTGGTCATCTGATAATGAAACTTGTTCCATAATTACTAGGTAATTACCAACAGTAGATCCAAAGTTATTGAGAACCAGGTCTTGAACAATAACATGATCAGGATCTATTAGACTGAAATTGTATTGTGCAGGAACTCCTGCTGCTCCTGCTTGTGACGCCCATGCTATTTGATTGCCATTTGATGCATCAAACTGAGAGCCAACATTGTGTGTATTGAGACAAAGAGTCATCTCTGCTCCAGAATCGTTATCGACCCCCCACACATAAAACTCCTTGATCTTCATTCCATGGTTTAATCGACCATCATCAATAATGAGGTCTGCCTTCTCACCATTAGCTAAGCGGCCGCGTAAGGTATGAGTTCTCATCTCTTTCCACCGCGCTTTGCTTCTTTGTGAGCTAACTTGACGAGCTTCTTGTGGTTGATACCCTTACGCATCTTACCACTCTTGAGG